ATTCATTTATAGAGATGGATGGAGAATCATATGAGTTACCTATTTAACGATCAAATACGATTTAACGGCGAAGCAATTGATGCTTTTGCTCGTCTTAAAGTAAGCACACCATTTACTCTGTTCGATTCACAGCACCGTTATCAGGAAAATGATAAATGGGATACTTTAACCACTAGTGGTGGTTCTACAGAATTCAAACCAAATGAAAGTGCGATTAATTTAAATCTAACAACCGCTTCGGGTGCGAAGGTTTATAGAGAAACAAAAAGAGTATTTGCATATCAACCAGGCAAATCTTTATTGGTATTAAGTACTTTCGTATTTGCAGCAAAGAAAGCAAACCTTCGTCAAAGAGTTGGTTATTTTGGTGCTCAAAATGGAATCTATCTTGAGCAAAATGGAAATGATGTTTATCTTGTATTGAGAACATATGTTGATGGATCTGTTGATGATGAGACATATAAAGTATCCCAAGCGAATTGGAACGGCGATAAGTTCAATGGCACTGGTCCAAGTGGCAGAACTTTAGATCTAACCAAAGCAAACATTTTGATAATGGATATTGAATGGTTGGGTGTAGGTGATGTGCGTGTTGGATTTTTTGCTGATGGAAGACCTGTTATTGCACACACCTTCCACAACGATAATTTAAGAAATACAACATACATGACAACAGCAACTCTTCCAATGCGTATTGAGATAGAGAATTTAGCAGCAACCGCATCTGCATCCACAGCAAAACAAATATGCAATAGCGTGATGTCGGAAGCAGGATTTGAAGGATTCTCTAGACGGTATAATGTCGCAACGACTATAACATCTCCAAAAAGATTGGCAACCGCTGGTACTTTCTATCCTGTAGTTTCTTTGCGTTTAAAAGACACCAGATTAGATTCTGTAATTGTTCCCTCAAATATAAGTGCATTGGTACTTGCAAATACCTCTGCACAATACAGAATTTTACTAAATCCCACATTTACTGGGGATGCTGTCACTTGGAGCGATCACTACAATGGAAATGTTCAATATTCTTTTCACGGTTCTGGAACATCATATACTGGTGGTACTGATATTATTGGCGGATATATTGAAATCAATGGATTGCTTACTGTATCCGATATAAATGACTTTAATTTCCAATTAGGAAGAACACAAGGTGGAGTTTCAGATATAATCACCATTGCAATGGCCGGTAAAAGTAATAATACAGATGTTGCCGTAGATTTTTCTTGGTTTGAAATCATATAAAGGAATAATAAATGGCAGGATTTCCAAATACACCATCAATTGGCGATACCTACACAGTAGGAACTATTACATGGGAATGGAATGGCACTGCTTGGACTGTGAAAAGCGCAGGAACAATTGATATTTCATTAAGTGATTTAAGCGACGTAACCATCACAACACCGACTTCAAATGAAGTATTGAAGTATGATGGTAGCGAGTGGAAAAACTCCAATTCGCTTGACGGTGGAGGATTCTGACACCTAAATATTATACTATGGCAATAGAAGAACCAATAATAGATTTAACTTGTTGTAGAACTCGTCCAATTGCAGATAAATTGGCAGATATAATTTCTGTCAAAGATTTTGGTGCAAAAGGAGATGGGGTTACTGATGACACACAAGCAATAAAAGATGCCATTGCTTATGCTTGTGGGAGATCTTTAGTATTTCCTCATGGTACTTATTTATTAAGTTCTCAGGATACATTTGCCAGACAAGTATTTGTACAATTAACAGGTAATATTAAAATAATAGGACATAATGCCACATTAAAATGTGGAATAACTGGTACATGTAATGCAACACCATGTGCTGCCGGTTCTATGATGGAATTAGTTAATATTGCTTCAGATACAATTGGTTATGACGTAGATATTTCTGGTTTAAATTTTGATGGAAATAATAAATCTGTTTATGGTTTAATTTGCAGAGAACGAGCCTACCGAAAATCAAGTGTTAAAATAGAACACTGTAGTTTTGTAAATATGTTTTCACCAAAACCCTGGGTAGATGTGACGCCTTCTACAACTGATGATAGTCCCGGAGATTCTTTTGGTGGTGTAGGACCAAATGGTCTTTATAGAGAAAGCACAGGATTGCATCTTTATGGTGCTTGGAAAAATGTTATAGTAGATAGTTGTTTTGTTAAAAATATTAATAGAGCATTAGGTGCTGGTAGATTTGGTTTTTTTGGTTCTTGTGGAATTACTGTAACATCTTATGGTTTACAAGATGGTAGCTATATCCCACCCCAAAATACTACAATAACCAATTGTCACATAGAAAATATTTTAAATTCAGAAACCAGTCCAAACTCAAGTTCAAATGTTGATTGTGATGGTCTTAAAATATTTGGTGGTGCTGGTTTTGATACTTTAAATACTTATCCAGACACAAGAGCAACTGTTTATGGTAATCATTTTGTAAATTGTAAAGGTAGAGATATAAAAGCACAAATAGAAGAAATTGTTATACAAAACAATACGAGTTATATGAACATTACTCCAATTCAAAATGGAGGAGCAAGAGTAAATGTTCAAATTAGTTCTGGTATTGTTTCAAATAATGTATTTCATTTTGATCCAACTAGTACAAATCAAAGTTCTTTTGTTGCAGATGGTGGTACTGGTGGAGAGGATGGACAGGGATCGGTTATTAGTTTTCACGATGGTGCATTAGAAAACAGACAAAGAAGTATTAACATAGAAAATAATCACATTTATTTGAACGTTTCTCCATCATCAAAACTCAGGAATGTTATTGATTGCACACAAACCGGTTCGGTTTGCCAAAGTGGTTGTTGTGAAAATGAATTGGGTTTACCAAGCAGTGGTTGCTCTGGTGGCGCAGTACCATCACCGGGTTGTAAATGTTCTAATGTTTGGACACAGCGCGGCTACGCTACAATAAGAGGAAATAAAGTACTAGGTATAGGAAAAGCACGTTTTTTTGCTGAAATATCAACAAGAGTTGCCGGTGGCACATTTTATTATACTTTTGAAGATAATATGTTTATGAATGTAGAAACTGCATTCCTTGCATCAAATGGAAACGGAAATTGGGATTTTGATAAAATATCAGCAATTAATAATGTTCACGCCGGTCCTCTTATTAAACATTTTGTTGCATCTTGGGATAAACCACCAACTGCTGTTGCTCCTGGTCCATATCAACTTTATAGTGCAAATATTTCCGCTTTTAATAACAAAAATATTGGATTAACAGATGCAAACACTTCAAGTCCAAATTTTCCTCTAGGATTTAATCATCCCAGAAGTTTTACTCCTAAGTTTAATTTTATTGGTTATGAAGATGGAACCAATGGGGGTATACGTATAGATACTGCTTTGCCACCTTCAGGTGGAGGAACACTTCAGGCAAATACTACTTATAATTTTCGAGCAGACTCTTCTTTAGGATTAAATGCCGGTAAATTACATTTATTAATAGGTGGTTCTTCTAATCAAGCAGTTGCATTATTTTTTTCTTCTATTGGAACTATTATACCAATATTTACCGGAACTTCTTTCACTGTTGGGACAGGCGGAACGGAACCTACTAGTGGTTCAGTAAAAATATGGTCATCCGCAGACGCTGGAATAAACTTTAAAACATCTTCTAGTAGCACCACTTATACACTGTATTCATTTATTGCGTAAGGAAACCAATGGGAGCAAATCAAAAAATAACACAACATGGTTCTGTATCAAGAACAGTAGGAGACAAACTCTTAGACACAATTTCTGTTAAAGACTTTGGTGCAAAAGGAGATGGTGTAACCGACGATACTGCTGCTATTCATGCAGCTTTGCAATATGTTGGTGCTTCCAATCCAAATGGTCGTTCTTTATTTTTCCCTCAAGGAACATATAGGATAGCATCAAAAAGTTCTACTTCGGGTTCAACTATAGGTGTTTTTGTTACCTTACAGCAAAATGCCAAAATTTATGGAGATAATGCAACATTAAAGTGTGATACTACCACCCATCTTGGTGGAGCACAACTTTCTTATATTATGCACATTTGGACTAATGGTAAAAATCTCCACGTAGACGGATTGAATTTTAATGGAGATAATAAATCAGTTGTTGGTTTATTTTTAAAAGAAGAAGTAAAAAGAAATTCTTGGTTGAGAGTTACAAATTGCAGTTTTGAAAATATGTATTACTCTGGAAGTCCAACTTTTTATAATGGTGCAACAGGACTAGTAGTTCAAGGTCAATGGTCAAATATAGTAATAGATAAATGTTTTGTAAAAAACGTATCAAGAGCACATGTTCCCGGAAATCAAGGCGGTTCTTTTGGTATGGTAGTTACACCTATAACACAATCTGATGCACAATATGATATCAGTAGAACAATCAGTATCAGTAATTGTTACTTTGAGAATATAACCAGCGAAATACCAAACACCAGTTCAGATAATGGAGATTGTGATGGTATTCAAGTGTTTGGTTTTGATACAAGCACCGATTACAGCACAACAGATTCTGGTACACAAACCGGTCCTCTTTATCCAAGAACCCAAGTTTCTATTTTTGGAAATCACTTTGTTAATTGCAGAGGACGAGATATAAAAATTCAAAACGACGAAACAATAATTCAAAATAACACAAGTTATTTTAATATATTGCCAATTTTATCGGGTGCTCGTTACAATTGTCAAATTACATCTGGTATCATTAGCAATAATGTGTTCCATTATGATCCAGTTAATGTTGGTGGAGTATTAAAAAGTCCATTTCACCATAACGGAGATGTAGAACCAACAAATGGAATGACAATATCATTTTATGACGGTGATTCGGATTTTAGAAGTAGAGCTATAACAATAACAGACAACCACATTTATAATAATGTTTCACCTACAGTTGGTAAAATATATCGTTACATAGATCTCGCTGTAGATGTTGATGTTTATACCACTCCAGGATTTGTTACTATTAAAGGCAATAAAGCAGTGGGAATAGGAAGATGTTTGCATTTTGCCACAATTGCAGGGAGAGACGCCCCCGATACTGCTCCAATATATTATACAATTTCTGATAATATGGTGGAAAACATACAAAAATCATTTATAGGAAACAATGGTAGAACTAGTTTTGATATGACCATAATGTCCATACACGGAAACAGACACGGTGGATCTACTGTAAGACATTACACAGATTTATCTACAGTCCCGACAGTATTAGCAGCGAATATTTCTGCTTTTAATAATACAAATATAGGATTGCCGGCAAATAGAGTTTCTGCCGCAGCAACATCTTTTATTCCTAGATTTAATTCTATTGGAGATAGCAATGCAAGTCAAGGTGGTATAATTGATGTTCAAACATCTGGTATTATTGCATCTGGTTCTTCACATACATTTACATTTAAGGGTTCAAGCGTGGCCTCTGGTAAACTGGGAGCACTAATTTCTTCTGCCGATGAAAAAGCAAACTTTATATTTACATTTAATAATGCAGGTATAACTGCTATTTCAGCCGCAAGCGAAATACAAAATGGTGGTACATCTGATCCGGGTACAGCAAGCAAAGTAAGTGTTTGGGTTGATCCTACAACCGGACAAATAATATTAACAAATAGAACGCTTCAGAATAGAATATTTACTTTGTATATTTTTGGCTAATCTGAAACCCCTAAATATCTTACCAAATCGTTTGACAAAACTTAGTTTTACTCTATACTATTGCAGATAGGAGATTATTTTATATGAAAAACTTACCCACGCTTTATCAAGACTTTATTCATCTTTCTCGTTACTCTCGTTGGTTGGAGGAAGAAGGACGTAGGGAAACGTGGGAAGAAACTGTAGATCGTTATTTCAAGTTCTTTGATGAACATCTCAAAGAAATGAAAGTTAAAGTTACAAAAGAAGAACGCGAAGAACTTCGTCAAGCAGTTCTCAATCTTGAGATTATGCCTAGTATGCGTTCTCTTATGACTGCCGGTGAAGCGTTGTTGCGAGACAATACTGCCGGTTATAATTGTTCTTATGTTGCAGTCAACCGTGTGAGGGCTTTTGATGAAATTCTGTATATTCTTATGTGCGGTACTGGTGTGGGGTTTAGCGTTGAGAAACAATTTGTCGAGAAGTTGCCGACAATTGCTGAAGAATTTACTAATTCTGACACCACCATTATTGTTCAAGATAGTAAGGCTGGTTGGGCTAAGGCTTATAAGGAACTTGTCTCCCTGCTCATTGGAGGTCAAATACCGCAATGGGACGTATCTAAAGTACGTCCTGCTGGTGCGCGGCTTAAGACATTTGGAGGGAGAGCTTCCGGACCAAAGCCTCTTGAAGATCTATTCCAATTCACCTGTGATACTTTTAAGAGAGCGTCTGGGCGCAAACTTACCTCAATCGAATGCCACGATATTGTCTGCAAAATTGCGGAGATTGTCGTGGTCGGAGGAGTCCGTAGATCTGCTCTTATTAGCCTATCGAATCTCTCGGACGACCGCATGAGAAACGCCAAGACAGGTGCGTGGTGGGAAGCAAATCCGCAACGCGCCTTGGCAAATAACTCTGCTGTTTATACAGAACGTCCAGAGATTGGTGTATTCATGGAAGAGTGGTTGTCACTCTACAACAGCAAGAGTGGCGAGCGTGGTATCTTTAACCGCGATGCAACAAAGAAAACGGTTTCTCGTCTTGACGAGCGACGCGATCCAAACTTTGAGTTTGGTACTAACCCATGCAGCGAAATTATTTTGCGCGACAGAGAGTTCTGCAACTTAACTGAAGTTGTTGTGCGAACAGAAGATACACCAGAAACATTGGCTCGCAAGGTTCGTCTTGCATCTATTTTAGGAACTTGGCAAGCATCTCTCACAAACTTCCCATATCTCTCAAGCGAATGGAAGAAGAATTGCGAAGAGGAAGCCCTTCTTGGCGTATCTTTAACTGGCATCATGGACAACTTCTATACCCGTTCCTACAAGGGAGTTTCTGGCTCCATTCGCGGTGAACTAGAAACACTTTTAACGACATTGAAGCAAGAAGCAGTCAAGACTAACAAGGAATGGGCAAAGCGTCTAGGAATCAATCCTGCTGCTGCCATCACCTGTGTTAAACCATCCGGTACGGTATCACAACTGGTAGACGCCGCTTCAGGTATTCACGCCAGACACGCCGAATATTACATCCGTACTGTTCGCGCCGATCAAAAAGATCCAATATGCAAACTCATGGTAGACTTGGGTTTCCCCCATGAGCCATGTGTAATGAAACCAGAACACACAATGGTTTTTTCATTCCCAATGAAAGCCAAAGGTTCTGTTACAAGAAACGATATGTCTGCTATTGAACAACTAGAACTTTGGCTAGTATATCAACGCAATTGGTGCGAACACAAGCCATCTGTAACCATTACTGTCAAGGAACATGAATGGATGGAAGTTGGTGCGTGGGTGTATAAGCACTTCGACGAGATCAGTGGTATTTCCTTCTTGCCACATTCCGATCACACATATCGCCAAGCACCATACCAAGATTGCACAAAAGAGCAATATGAAGAAATGCTTACTAAGTTGCCAAAAAATGTTGATTGGGGTCAACTCAAGAAATATGAGAAGGAAGATAACACTGCTGGTACACAAACCTACGCTTGCAGTGGCGATAAGTGTGAAATTGTAGATTTGACTAAATGAAGGTAGGATCGCTATTCTCAGGAGTTGGAGGCCTTGATCTCGGATTCGAGCGTCAAGGTTTCTCCATTTCTTGGGCATGCGATAAGGAAAAATCTTGCAGAGAAATTCTTGCAAAGCACTTCCCATCTGCTATACTTTATGACGATGTTAAAACAATAGATTCCACAAAAGTTTCACCAGTTGATGTTGTGATTGGTGGATTCCCATGTCAAGATCTTTCTGTTGGTGGTCAACGCAAAGGGCTTTCAGGGGAAAGATCAGGATTATTTTATGAGTTTATTCGAATCGTCAGAGACATGTCAATCAGACCATCCTTCGTGGTGGTCGAAAATGTCCCCGGAATGCTCACAAGCAATAACGGAAGAGATTTTACCGTCATTCTCAATGAAATGGTCAAACAGTGGAGTCCTAAATCTATCGCGTGGAGAACACTGGACAGTAGATACTTCGGTGTTCCCCAAAGAAGAGAAAGAGTGTTTATTGTCGCAGATCTTGCAGGAGAACGCGCCTCAGAAATACTGGATCTCAGCACAGACATGCGCCGGGATATTAGAGCGAGGACAACGAATGGGAAAAACCCTGTATCAGCCACTGGCGGATTGTTTGAAGAAAATGTTGAATATCCAATCACCTTAAGAAAATCTAGAAAAGCACAAAGCAATACAGATTTTGAAACATGGGTTGAAACAGATTATGCTAATACTTTAAATCTGTTTGATGTTGGACAAAGATCAAGTGTTCTAGTAGCAGAGAATCCAAATGTAGTTCGGTATCTTACCCCTATTGAATGGGAAAGACTACAAGGATTTCCAGATGGATGGACAGAGGGATTATCTGATCGCGCTAGATACTGTCAGATGGGAAATGCAGTCACAGTTAATGTGGCTGAATGGATAGCAAAACGTATAAAAGGAGCATATTATGGGCAATTACATACCCGGTGAAGGTTACGACAAAGGATTCAATTGTCGTATGAATGGTGGACCAAAATTACCACAAGCAACAATGTCAACCGATCCATATTGGCAAGAGTATGTGATAGGTTGGGATGATGCTAATAGTAAAATTATTGGTGAAGCACGAACAAGAAATTTGAACGAAAACAAACAATTCCTATCGGAATAAGGAGACATTATGAGCAATGCAATGTTTTATGTTTGGTTACTATTGGGTAGTTTTGGTTTTATGACTGTTTTGTTTTTCTTGGCAGAAAGTGAAAACAAGAAACTCCGCAGACAAAAAGAAGCAGCAGAAGAACACCAGCGATTTACTGATGTTTACAATCAAATGCAAAGAGAAGCGGAAGCACTACAAAGAAATATGGATGAATCAAGTAAAAATTCTAATGATAGTATTTCTGCCCTATATCAAAGGGTTCGAAGTTTGGAAGACAAAATTGACACGTACTTAAAAAACAAGAAGTGAATGAAATCCCGATCTAAAAAATCGGGATTTTTATTTAGTAAAGTGGCATAAATACTTGTGTTATGTCAAGGGTACTAGTAACCATCCTAGTCACCTCCCTTGCGACGATAAACGCCTGCAAAGGTGTTCCTGCCGCTTCTACACCCCCCACACAACCAAAGGAAGCAACACCCGAAGCGGTCGAGCAGCCCACTCAAGAACTGCCTTACTTTATAACCCGAGGGTTTACAGTCATCGAAGAGGGGCAACAAGATCCTTTTGGTTGTGTGGGGAAAGTATTAAAAGAGAATGGGGACATGATTGGTAGTTGTGTTCTCATATCTCCCCGAGTTGTGCTAACCGCCGCTCATTGTTTAGAAGATGGAAATGCGTATTGGTTTGAAACCAATGATTGTGAAAGAATACGCATAGTGAAATGTGTAGTTCATAAAGACTACATGACAAATTATACAATTCATGATATTGGTGCTTTTGTTTTAGAAACACCCAGTACCAAAACTCCCGCCGTTTTAATAGACAATTTCGACGAACTAAATCGTTTGGAGCCTTTGGTAACAGTGGGATATAGTTTTGAAAAGAAAAAGATTAGCAATCCAAAAACATTTTTCTATTATGGTACAATAATAGAAGATCCATCACATATTAAGTTTTTGCCACTAGAAGGAAGCGTTTGGTTTGGAGATTCTGGGGGTGGACTTTTTGAGGATGGTGGAAAACTTGCCGGAATACTTTGCTCTTTTGCAATGTACAATTCGCAAATATTTGAAAACTCAGCAACTCATATTATTTTATACAAAGAATGGTTGCAAAGCATAATAGAGGAGAATAAATAATGTTGTATGGTAATCGCTGGTATAGATTATTCCTTGACTGGGCCCGCAATTTGTGTGTTCAACGGAACCGGAACGTTCAGTTACAGCAAGTGTTCGTTCTATTACCTAACAGACACAAAAAAGTACGCTAACAGTTATTTAAGCAATATCATAGGAGAAACATTCCTAGATTGGGATTGTGATGTCGAAAGATATGAAACAATTGCCGATTGGGCTACGGAAATTCTTATGGGTTGTTCTGCTATTGCATTAGAAGGATATGCTTATGGTGCCAAAGGTAAAGTTTTCCACATTGCTGAAAATACTGGGGTATTGAAGTATAAAATTTATCAATTAGGAATACCCTTGACCATTTTGCCACCCACGGAGGTAAAGAAGTATGCCACCGGTAAGGGTAATGCAGACAAAGAAAAAATGTATGATGCGTTCGTTGAAGAAAATAACATGCTTTTAAAAGCAATAATAACACCGGACAAAAAAGATATTACTAGTCCGGTGTCAGATATTGTTGATTCGTATTATATTTGCAAAATGCTTTATGAAAAAATCAAGGATTGTTAATTTCTTCGTCTTCGGGATTCTTTATTTTCTTGCAATCGTAATATATCGATTTTGCTTCTCTCCAGATAAACCATGAAGCAAACAAGAAAATAGGAGTATACCAGAACAACCATTCTGAAGTTTTGTCGGGACTATTAAAGAATGGTTCTTTTTGCACGGAGTGTATTATTTGACCATTTTTGTCTTCCATATAAACCATTTTTGGTTCAGTGCAGGAAACCAACAAAAATAATACTATTCCCCAAATTACTTTATTCATGACTTGTTACCTCCTGCGGCTGAACCAAAATAGAATCCAACGACAGCCAAAAGAACTTGACGGTTTTCTTCAGCAAACAGATATCCGGGAATCTCCACAAAATACTTTCTGCTAGTTTCGGGAATCAGTCCAAAGAAACTTTCTGGTTGCTTTTGGGTATATTCCGCAAAGGTAGGAATACCAAAGAAAGGAAGAACGAATGGTGCTGCAACAACTGCAAATAAACAAGCAAGCACGATTAGTTGACGCACACCCTTTCCTAGATCAATTGGAACTCTTTGAACTGCTTTGTCTTGATTCTCTGTTGTTTGTCTATTTGCTTCAATTAATCTTTGAAACATTTCTTTTTGATCTTGAGCGCGTTGTGCCCAAAATCTAAAAAGAAAACCTGTAACTCCGCCACCCAATAATGAAATTAATTCAGTTGGCATTGTTTCTCCTATGCAAATTTGCAAAGTTTTGATACATCTTTACTAAACGCTTTTTATTCTTTTTATTTGGTGGCGGTGAAGAACCCCAAACTGGCCCGGAAGTTTGTTCCGGAGGCGTTGCGTCTGGCATACCCTCGATATAACCACCACCAACACTCATTCCTCCACCCTGTCCACCAGCATCACCCCCACCAGCACTAGCACCTTCTTCTTCGTGTAAAGAAAGATTGCCACTCATCGCCATTGATCTAACTCTATTGTAGAGTAATCTATCTTTTGTTATTGCGTCTATAATACTTTTTAATAAATTCAACATTCTTTTTCTATAATATGGTGTAGCAGTTCTAAGTAATGGATTTTTTAAATCAAACAAAATGCTATTTGCTTTAGCACCATTCATTCCGGAAAGAAGAAGTAAGTAATAAAAGCGAGTAGGATCATTAATAGATCCTTTTAAATAAGACATGATTTGTTTCATTTCAGCCTTATTTGGTTTGATTGCTGCTTCTTTAATTGTAGATTTTCTTTTTTCTGGTCGATATTTGTCACCCTTCCAAGTTTTTCCGGTTTTGTGACTACTAAATTGGTGACCTTTGCGGTGTGCTTTTTGTTTTAAACGTACTGCTTTTCTTTTTTCTTTCTTATCCATTTCGCCCCAGGTCTTTGTAGTCTTACCTGATACTCTCTTGGATGGGCGACATTTGACTCTTCCCCTACCTTCATATCCTCCACATGGAGAACCATCCTGAGCGGTCCATTTTTCTTTGAACCACCTACGAAGATCTTCTAAAAGGTATACGGGTTGATTGATCATTTAATTTCTCTGAGTTTTGTAATTATTCTTCTATCTAAAGGTATCATTACTAAATCAGTTTCTGGTATATTTTCTGGTAAACTATTTAAAAAGATTAAGAACGTTTTTAAATATGTGTGTAAATCTTCCTCAATCCTCGAAAACAATAATCTAGAACTTGCTTCTATACCAAATACATTTGTAAATATTATTAAATGATTTAGTATTAATCTCTCTCTTAACACACCAGACGTTTTGTATTTTCTAAACAATCTTTTCAGGTATTTGATTCGATTCATATCTTCATGAAATTCTTCAATGTTTTTACACTGCGGATTGTCGTAGTGTTTCATTGCAAACATTAAGAAATTATCATCATTTAATTTATAAACATCCATAACCAAAAGTTCCATTATTAATCCTTACTCTTATTGCCCCAATTTTTGGCTCCAACTTTTCTGCATTTACTGAGGGCACCGGAAGCATACGCTGATGGCCAAACATCATATCTTGCTTTTACTTTGTGGTAGCACTCGTCCTTTTCTTCATTCACTTTTTTTTTTAAGTGTGTCTGCTGCCTCAGATCCCTCAATACCGGTTTTTACCGATCCTTCACCTTTTACCAAGTGTGCTTGAATTGAATGAAATCCTGTTTCTGGTGGATGATTCATCTTAACAGAT